TATGCCGGCTGAATGGACTGAGCTGACCACGCTGGACATCGACCCGAACCTCGAGCCGGATATCGTATGGGATTTAGAGAACCTGCCGTTGCCGTTTGACGATGATATGTTCGATGAGATCCATGCTTACGAGGTGCTTGAGCATACAGGTCAGCAGGGTGACTGGCGCTTTTTCTTCAACCAGTTTTATGAGTTCTGGCGCATATTGAAACCGGGCGGATTATTTGTTGGCACGACGCCGATGTGGGACGGTGTGTGGGCGTGGGGCGACCCCGGTCACAAGCGGGTAATCAGCTCCGCGACGTTGGTTTTTCTGAGCCAAAAAGAGTACAAAGTACAGGTAGGCAATAGTGCGATGACCGACTATCGACCGTACTGGGATGGAGACTTTGAATTATTAACCTGCAACGAGATGGGTGACACTTTTGTCTTTGCAATGCGAGCAATCAAGGAACCTGAATGAGCATAACCAACCTGCAGTTGATCGAGGATGCGCTGAGAGAGATTGGCGTTATATCGGAGGTTGATTCGGCGTCTTCTGAGCAGGGTTCGACCTGTCTCAGGAAGTTAAACCAATTGATGGAGGTGCTGCGTGAGGACGGCATTGATGTCGGGTACTTCGCGCAGGGTTCCACTGCCGGAACCTGTCCGATCCCGACCTACGCCGAGATAGCGATAACCAGTGCATTGGCGCTGATGATTGCGCCGACATACGGCGCGAGTCTCTCTGCTGAGACTGCGTCGATGCTGGACTCCTCGATTAGTAAGTTGAAGCGAAAGCTGATTGCCGAGGGTCTTGGCTCTCTTGATATGTCTCATATGCCATCCGGCACGGGCCATTACGGTTCGCGATGGGACATCAACACCGATGCCTGATAAATCACCAAGAATCCCTTCCGCAGGACTTGGCCCGGAGAAGAAGAAAAGCTGGACAGACATATTCGGCGACGGGTCTGTGCTGTGGGATATCAACAACCCTAGCGAGTATTTCACCCCTGGGACAACGACGCAGCAGGCCGGCCAGGTAGCGACTGATATCGGTCAGGCCGGGATGATGGTTGGGTCTGGTCTTGCTGCTGATGCGATCGGTGGCACGAATGCGCTGATCGGTCTGGCAAAAGATCCTGCACCCGGTCGCACGAAGATTGATGACGCTGTAGACCGCATTGATAAGGCGCGGGAGCGTTTCACATACCAACCGGGCGAGAGTGCGACGAACACGCTCAGGACGGTTGGTGAAGGTGTTTCTAAGGTCACATACCCGATCGGCACTGCAATGCGTAAGGCGGAACCGTATGCGAATGCACTGCTTGGCCCGACCATTGCCGGCGGAATTTATGCACTGGGGACTGGTGTTGCTGAAACGTGGTTACCTGGTGGTAGCGAGGCGAGGATCGCGAATAGCATGGGCAAGCTCTCGAAGAAGTTTCCAGATGAGTGGGGAATGGTTGCTTATCACGGATCGCCGTACAGTCGATACAACAAGATCCCAGAAGGTGGTAAGACCGAGAACATCCTCGACATATTCCATCCTGACAACGCGTTCAGTGGTGAGGGGGCGCAGGCTTATGGCTATACCCCGGTCGGTTACTTTGCCGAGAATCCGGGGGTGGCTAATAGTTATCGTCATGGACTTTCTGCAAAAGACGCACAAAAAAGGTTTTTGGATGCGTTACCAGAAGATGCTGAGATTGATGACGTTTTGGCTGAGATTGGGCAGGGCACTTTTACGCCAGATCAAGAAGCAATTATTCGCGCTCTTGATGAGAATGATTGGCTCGGGTTTGATTATCCATCGCAAGCTATTTCTGCCTCTTATAGTGGAAAATTAGATAATTGGGACGCTTCTCAGTCATTAAGAGATGCCGTAGACAGATCAGGCCACCTCTACGAAGTAGACATCCCTGACGAAACCATAGGCAAGATGCTGGATTGGGATGCGCCGCTGAGTGAGCAGCCTGAGAGTGTGCGGGAAGCGTTGCAGCTTGAAGTATTCAAAGATCCTAATGCCGGCCAGTCTGATCAGTGGGTGCTCTCTGCTTTTGGCCATACCATTGATGGATACCCAACCAAAAAAGCCGCACTTGAGGCAATGGGAACCAAAACAGGCCAAAGAATATACCGCGGGTTGGCCCTGAATACTGGTGACAAGATCGCCTCCAAACAGCTGAATGAACGTGGCATCCCCGGTATCCGTTATTACGACGGCAACTCACGTAAAGCAGGTGACGGTACCCGCAACATAGTCCCGTTCACACCCGACATCATTAAACAAGTGAAGCGCGACGGTAAGGCCATATTCGAAAAGCCGAACACGAATGTTCTTTCAAGGCAACGCGGCTCACTTGGTGATCCATCCGGTGGTGATGCCGGCAAGGTTGCTGCCGGGGTATACAAAGACATCGACGAGAAAACTAAATCAAGGAATGCCCTGAATGAGTCTTGATAGCGAGTCCACTAAGGTATGCGTCGTCGATAAGGGTGTCGCCATCACTAATTGCGACAGTAGATCGTCTGAGTTCGCTCACGGGCATCTCTCTGTCGGTGGCAAGCCACTGCGCTGCCCTTTCGGTTACAAGCCGAATGGTTCGCCCGTCTTTCGACTCGATGATGATGTCAGGAAATCGCTGCATAACTGGCTAAGTTTATCATGAAAATAAATTTACCTGTCCATTCATACGAAATCCGCAGTCGACCCGCAAGCTCTGCCAAATTGGTCAATTGCTTTGCCGAGCTGATGCCAGCCGGGGGTAAAACCCCGGTCATGGTCACTCGCGCACCGGGCATCCCGACATGGCAAGAGGTCGGGGATGGGCCTATTGTCGCCATGTACTCAGCCGAGATTGACCTGACTACAGGCTATTACGAATACCTGTACGTGGTTTCCGGTAGCGAGCTGTATTACGTCGATTCAGATAAGAATGTGACGCTGATCGGCACGGTTGGTGATGAGGTCAGGGTGGATATTGGCTCGAACACGACCGATGTTGTGGTCGTCAATGAACCGAATGCCTTCCACTGGGACGGGACGACCTTCGAGCAGATCCTCGATGACGACCTGGTTTCACGTGGAGCGGGTGACGTAGAGTTTCTTGATAACTTTCTGCTGTTTCGCCAGCCCAACTCCCCGAACTTCTTCGGTGCCGATGTTGGTTCGGCTACCGACTTCAATGCGCTGCAGTTTGCTGTTGCCGATTCTTCACCTGATGACCTGAAAGGCATCAAGTCGCATCACAGAATTCTTCATGCGTTTGGGTCGAGAACGCTTGAGCTTTACGAGAACACGGGCGCATCGGGGTTTCCGTTTGAGCGTATTGTTAACGCGACGATACAGATGGGTTGCCTGAACCCGGCGACGGTTGCCGAAATCGACAATATCCTGATCTGGCTGGCAGACGATTATTCTGTGAGAAGACTCGACGGGATTACACCGGTCAAGATCTCGAACCCAGCAATCGACCAGGCGGTATCGGCAGCGACCACGTCAACTGGCAGGGCATTTACTTACGAGCAGGACGGTCATTATTTCTACGTGCTGACCTTTGATGAGGGAACGTACGCTTACGACCTGTCTACTGGTGAGTGGGCAGAACGTAAGACCTACAACGAGAATAACTGGAAGATCAATTGTCATGAGCAGTTTGCCGGCAAGGAACTGGTTGGGGATTCAAACAGTAACCGGATCGGATACCTGAGTTTCGATGAGTTTACCGACTGGGGAACAGACACGACGAATCTGATCAGGAGCTCTGGCAAGTTTGCGAATGCTATCTATTGGACACCTGGCGGCGATACCGGGGTGACCGATGCCTACGCAGTCGGGCCGAATGGAACGACTCATGCGGCGCAGATCCTTGATGATTCCGGTGGTGGCACGGGCAACGTGACCTGTTACCAGGGTCTGACGCTAGAGGCCGGAACGCAGTACGTTTTCTCGATTAAGGCAAAACCTGATCAACTCGACTGGGTCTATTTGTTGTTTTCCGGGTTCACGGATATGCCGGGTGATGTTGATGGTTATTTCGACCTGGCGAACGGTCAGAAGGGAACGATCGGGTCAGGAATAGATGCGTCTGGAATGATTCCCGCCGGCAACGGGTACTATCGTTGTTACCTGGTTGTGACCACGGTTGCCGATGTCACCGGGTTTATCCAGGTTTATGCCGCGGACGCTGATGCGGATATTACGGTTGCCCTTGATGGCACCTCGTCGATCCTTCTTGCCGACGCGCAGATGGAGAAGGGCAAATATCCGACAACGTATGAATCCACCGACTCCCCACTAGCAGGTAACCAGACGGCAGTGATCAAGACTCGGGTTGGTACGCAGCGAATGCAGTGGACATACCAGACCGTTTACGCAGATGGTCAGAGGGCATTCCACAAGCGACTTGAGATCATCCTTGAGACGGGCATTGGAACAGAAACCGGGCAGGGTTCGGCACCGAAGTTGATGTTGCAGTACTCTGATGACGGTGGTCGTAACTGGAAGTCTGCGCCTGATCGGGCAATTGGTGCCACGGGGAAAACGCTAACCCGGTGCGTCTGGTATGGCCTGGGGTCGTCACGCGATCGGGTATATCGGTGCGCTGTTTCAGATCCTATCCCGGTGACGGTGGTTGACACGATCCTCGAGGTTGATGGTGGCAGACTATGACGGTCAAGTTAAAACCGTTTCGCACCGTCCCTGCCGATGAGAAGGAATGGGCGCGGTGGATGTCCGATCAGGATCTCGGTTCGGAAACTGACACGACGCTGATCGAATCAAATATAACCGCACTGCAGGCCGATGTTGCTGGTATTTGGACGAGGCTGTCAAAAGAGAATGACGAGACACGAAACTCAACCACGACTTTAGCTGCAGACTCAGACCTTCAATTCCTGATGGAGGCGAATACGGTCTATGCGGGGAGGATGGTGGTGTTTTTCGACACTGGGGCAGCCCCGGACTTCAAGTTTGAATTTTCCGGCCCATCATCGCCGACCGCGGTGCGGATCAATGGTGAGCATATTGCGCCTGGTGATGCTGCCTTCACAGAATTTAATGACGAGGCATACAATGTTACTGGAACACCAATTGGATCAGGCACGGTTGGTGGTTGTGTGAAGGCAGACTTCCTTGTTCAGAACGCATCGAATGCCGGCACTTTTTCGTTTGACTGGGCTCAGAATACATCGGATGCCGGTGACACGACGGTGCTTGCCGGGTCTTACCTGGAGTATTTTGTGATATGAGGCCGGCGACCAGGGATGATTTACCAGAGTTGTTGCGGATGGGCAGGGCGTTTTGTGCGGCAATTAGCGAGGGGTGCGAGCGAGAATCTATTGTTGAAACCCTTGAGATGCTGATTGATGAGGATTTCGGTGTTCTTCTTTACGACGAGGGTGCGATGGTTGGTGGCTTGCTCGTGCCTCACTTCTTCGACAAGTCGCGCCTGATGGCAACTGAGTTATTCTGGTGGGTCGATGAGGAGGTACGAGGCAATGGTGTGGGTGTAAAGCTATTAAATGGGTTAGAATCATGGGCAAGAGCCCACGGAGCTGAACGACTGTCCATGATGTCAATGACAGCACTGGACAAGGGTGTCGGCAAGATTTATGAACGACATGGATTCAAGCATTTTGAGTCTCACTACGTGAAGGTGATTTAGATGGGGTTGGCAACTGGATTGATGGCGCTCGGTAGCGTGGTGTCCGGCATTACCGGTGCGAATGCTGCGAAGAAGGCAGGACGAGCACAAACTGCTGGATACGATGCCGCGGCTGAAGAAAGTCGCAAGCAGTACGAGCAGACCCGGCAGGACTACTCTCCATACATGAAGTCAGGCACGGACGCACTCGGTCGATTGGATCGAACCGCAACCGGCGATATGACCGACTTCTATACCTCGCCTGACTACAATTTCAGACGTACCGAGGGAACCCGCGGGATTGGCAATCAATTTGCTGCGCGTGGTTCTGGTGGCAATGCGATGCGCGCACTGGCTGAATTCAATTCTGGACTTGCCGCCGGTGAGTTCGGTAACTGGTGGGATCGGACTTCTGGAATGGCAGATCGGGGTATGAACGCAACCACGAATGTTGCCAATGCCGGTTCACAGAATGCAGCGAACGTCGGCAATGCGATGATCGGTCGAGGTAATGCACGGGCCAATATGCACAACGAGGTCGGAAGCTCGATCAATAAGGCGGTGCAGGGTGGAATATCGAACTACCTCTATTACGACCAGAGAAAAGGTGGCGGTAATAACGTGAATGCCGGAACGCAATGGAACGCGCCGGATAAAAACGGGCTGCAGACAATCAATATGCGAACATTGCCGGCCAGGAGATACTGATGCCTGAATTCAGACCATTTAGTATGCAGGACTCATGGGGTGCCGGTAAGACTGCGCGCCAGGACGATGAGTTTAATGCGCTGAGGATGGACGCTGCCAATCAGAACATGGCGTATGCACAGGATGATCGTGCAAGACAGGGCGCTGCTGATGCCGATGCACAAACGCGGGAAGGACTGCAGTGGCTTGCCGGCGCGACAGGGTATGCCCTGAAAAACCCGCAAGCACTACCGAAGCTGATCGAGACAGGTAAAAGCCGCGGCTTTATTCAGCCAGACTTTGACCCGTCAACGATTCCGCCAGAAGAGTTGATGCAGAAGATCGAGGGTTTGCATCACGGCGCTTTGGTGGAACTTGGTGGACAGCCTGAGGTGCAATCGGATCTGCCATCCAGAGTGCAAAATGCCCAGTGGTGGGAGCAGGCAACAGATGAGCAGCGACAGGCTTATCTGTCTGCTAATAACGCTGGCACTTTCCGGGATGTTGGTGGCGTTCCAACGTGGGTTCCGCCTGGCGGTGGGTTGCCTGATGCCGGCGGTACGGGCGCAGCACCGGTTCCGCTGTCTACGCTTGATCAGGAGGCTGCTGGTCAGTCCAGAATTGCCGGTGATGTTGCCGCCGCAAAAACAACTGCGGACGTCACGACTAAAAACGCTATCGAGGACGAGAGAAATCGACCGCAACAGGCGATGGCTGCTCAAGCCTCGATCAATAGTATTGATTCAACGCTCTCCCAGGTAGACGCCGCGATGGGGCTGGCAAACTGGTGGTCAACTGGCACGATGGCACAAATCATGTCAGGACTTGGCGCAACGGATGCCCGTTCATTGAAGGCAGCCCTTCAGCCAATCAGATCGTCGCTTGCCTTCGATCGGTTGCAGGCGATGAGGGATGCGTCAAAAACGGGTGGCGCATTGGGTGCCATTTCAGAGAAGGAGCTGGATCTCCTTGAGGGTGCGATTACTTCGCTCGATCAGGCGCAAAGCGTTCCTGCGCTGGTCGAATCGTTGAAGCGTGTCCGAAAGCATTACGAGAAAATTCGACGCCAGCAAACAGGGTTGGCAGCCATTGCCAGCGGGATGCAGTTTATTTCGACGCCACAAGAGGCGTTGTCATTACCGCCGGGAACATCGTTTGTAAACCCGGAGGGAAGGGTCTTGAGGGTTCCGGATGCCCAGTAACTGGGAACAATTCGAGGAGGTCCAGCCACAACAGGACTGGTCAGCTTTTGAGGAGAGCGGTCTTGTCAATGAACCTGCCCCAGTCGAGGAACCTCAAGTTGATCGTCCTGAAACAAAGGCCGAATCTACCTGGAGCCGGATGAAAAACCTGTCATTGAACGATGTATTGCTTGGAGGAGGTGAGGCCATCCTGACCGGGGCGACCAATCTTTACGGTATGGCGGAGGGTGGCCTGCGCGGCATTGAGAATGAGATCAACCGCATTCCTCAAAAGCCGGAGAAGTGGTCAGATCGGCAATGGCAGGAATACCAGCAAAGGCAGCCCGATCAATCGTTCGCCGATACGGTTGAGCAAACGGTAGAGAAAAGAACTTACCAACCGAAAACCATTCAGGGTCAAGCCTTGCTCGGCGGTATTGATGACACGGCGAGGCAAGTGTCACGCAAAGTCACGGACTGGCTGCCGGGTGTCAAAGAGACAGAAATGCCGCTTTATGACCTCGCCTTTGCTACTGGTGGCGAGGACGACACGGTTGGCGCTGCCGCGGTTTATACAGGTCTGTCTATGGCGACTGCTGTACTTGGCGGACGACTGTTTGGGTCCGAGGGCACGCTTGAAAAGCAATTAGAGAAGGGCGCAAAAGGCAGGAAGCCAAAAGGCGGGTCTGAGAAGGTCGATGCCGCTTATTCAAAGCTTGAGGCTGACGTCAATAATTTCTATAAGCAGGCCGATGCTGCCGGGGGTGGTGTGCAGGCATCCTATCTTGATTCTGTCAGGAACAATGTTGTGCAGAAAATGACCGATGAGGGGTACGCACCAGGGATACATCCGGGAGCTGCGGAGGCATTAAAAGTTATTAATGAAGCTGCCGGAAAGAACCACACCCTGAAGGGAATGGAGGTGATCCGAAAGCAATTGAATGGTGCCATGTCGCTGGCTGTTCGAAATTCGAAAGAAGACGCAAGAATGGTCGGAATGATCAGGGACATGTATGACGAGGCTTATGTATCAATACCGAATCAGGCGTTTATCGGGACCGCAACCGATGCGCCGGCACTTTATGCTCAAGGGCGCAAGCTGGCATCACAGAAATTCAAGGCTGATGAGATCACATGGGCCATTGAGCGGGCAAGGCTAAGGTCTGGTCAGTTTACCGGATCTGGCTTTGACAACGCCCTAAAAACAGAATTTCGACAGATCCTGATGAACAAGAACCGGCGCAGGCAGTTCAATGACAATGAAGTAAAGCTTTTAGAGGCGATTGTCGATGGGACAGCGGCACAAAAAGCGGCGTCATTTCTCGGCAGGTTTGCCGTCAGGGGAGCTGTTTCAGGCGCGCTTGTGCCTGGTTCTGCCGCAGCCATGTTTGGCCCGGTTGGTGCAATTATGTCTATCGCAATTGGCGAGGGTGGCAGGCAATTATCTACTGCGTTACGACGCGGTTCTGCTAACAAAGCCGCTCTGGATGTTATCGAGGGGAAGACCAAGTAATGTCAAGATTATTTTACATTCCGCAGGCGGTTCGCATTGACTCGACCGGGGCACCTTATGCCGGCGCGAAAGCGAACTTTTACCTGACAGGAACAACGACCAGAGCGAACACCTACTCAGACAATGCGCTGAGTACAGCCAACGCGAACCCGGTCGTGGCCGATGCGGGTGGTCAGTGGGCAGCGATCTATCTCGACCCGGATGTCACCTACCGGTGCATTATTACTGACACGAATGATGTGCAGCTGGACGACGTCGATCCTATCCACTCACCGTTAACCGCGTCGGAGATTGCAATTGTCGATGCCGGGTCTTACTTCGCCGGGACAGAGCTTGAGACGGTGCTTGCAGACCTTGGTGCGAACTACGCGAAGAATTCAGCGGCGGAAACAATCTCTGGTGCCAGGACACACTCGTCCACGATCAATATGCAGGACAACCAGATTATCCGACCGGAGCTCGCCGACTACAGCATTAACAACGCCGTGGTCACACAGTCAACGGCAACCCCCGACTTCGATATTGCCGGTGGGTCAGCTAATGCATTCACGGTAACGCTGACAGAGAACGCGACATTCTCTCTGAGCAACCCGTCACCGACCGGAAACCTGTGTGAGATTGTGATCAAGATCACGCAGGGCGCGAGTGCTTACACCGTCGCATGGCCGGCATCGGTCAAGTGGCCCGGCGGAACTGCGCCGACGATCTCTGTTGGTGCGGGTGCGATCGATGTTGTCACGTTAATGACCTGGGATGCCGGCACGACATGGTACGGCAACTACTCTCAAGCCTATGCTTAGTCACTTCATACAATCGACATGGGGTGCAGGTGGTGACACCATCCAGATCCCTGTTGCCGATCCGGCTTTTGCCAATGAGGGTGATGTTGCCGGCGCACCAATCTATTCGGGTGTGTTGTTTGGTTCGGACGGGATGGTCTATCGATACACGACCTATGGTGCAATGCAGTCGATAGGGTCGTGGTTGTTATCAGGAACTGCGAGCGATTTCTATGTTTCGGGAACGGTAACTGCTGGTGGGCTAACCTCTAACGCGGGAATTTCGCAGGTTCTGAGCAGCAACCGAGCTTACTACATTACGCAGTCGATCCCTGATAAATTCAAGACGTGTACCGTCACCTTCAAGATTTTCGACAATGGGTCGGAGACTGAGCAGAACGGATTCCCGATCATTCGGTCTTATTCGTTTTCTGCTTATGCGAACTCGTGAGATTTCTTCCACTTCTCTTTCTTACCGGCTGTGCAACCTGGTCGGATCGGGATGTGGCTGTCAGTGTTGTGATTATTGCCGATGCGATCACGACCAGTCGAATACAGGACAAGCCGAACGTATGGGAGTCTGGCCCGGTCGCAAAACGATTCCTTGGGCCACAACCAGAGACTTCTGATGTGGTTGTTTACTTCGGTGCGATCCTGGTCGGCAATTACTTCATCTCCAGGGCCTTGCCTGAACGATGGCGACTTAGGTGGCAATTGTGGGAAATCAGCGCGCATGGGGTAGGTGTCTACAGGAACTGCCAAAGGGGGTTGTGTTGATTTTAGGCAAGCGCAGCAGGGAAAAGCTGATCGGGGTTCACCCGGATTTAATTATTGTCATGGCAACAGCCATTCAGCGAACCGAGATTGATTTCGCTGTGATCGAGGGGCTTAGAACGGTCGAGCGGCAGAAGGAACTTTTTGATGCCGGTGCCAGCAAGACAATGAAGTCGAGGCACCTGACAGGTCATGCGGTAGATATTGCGCCGTACATTGCCGGCACGATTCGTTGGGATTGGCCTCTCTATGACACGCTGTCTGTTACCATTAAAAAAGCCGCGCAGGACTGTGGCATCGTGATCGAGTGGGGAGGCGACTGGAAGTCGTTCAAGGACGGCCCTCACTGGCAGTTACCAAAGAGGTTATATAAATGAACAGATTGACAAAGAGCATGATCGGGTTCGGGGTTAGATTTATCGGCTTTCTTATCTGTGCGCTATTACTGGTATCAACTGCGAACGCGACGAGCATGAAGAAACCGCCAGCACCGACGCAGGAGCAGTCACAAAATCAGCAACAGAGTCAGGAACAATCACAGTCGGCGAACTCGTCATCCGATGCCAGTAACGGCGACCAGGTGAGCATGAATTCGAGTCAGTTCTATGCGCTGTCGTTGATGTTTCCAGAAGGCGGTGGATGTTTCACTGGCGTACAGGGTGGGGGTCATGAGGATAACAAGGGCGGGTTTCTCGGCATTCGGTTTTTGAGTACCTCCTGCTGGTTGAACCAGATCGCCAGCACCGAGCGCGATATCGAGCTAAATGCAAGGTTGCTGTGCGGCGACCGAAAGTATCGCAATGCCGTTGCTTATGACGTGCCACGGAGGGACCGACAGGACGTTTGTGTCAGAATGAAGACCGAGAGCGGCAAGGCTCAGGTCGCGGAGTGGAAGCAAGCCCTTGATGATGCTATCGGCGGCAACAAGGAGCTGATCGACAAGCAGGGCGAGGTTTTGCGCGGCGAGATCGCGGAGGCGGAGGACAGGCTGAAAGAGCGCGACAGGCGTATTCACGAGGCGGGGGTTCAGAAATGAGTACACCCTACAATCAACCATCCCTGGCACCGAATACCAAGATGACAATGGTGGCCCTCGGTGGTGGTGTTGCCAGCGTCCTGATGGGGCTTCTGGCGATCTTCTATCCCGAGCAGTACGAGCTGGTTCCGGCAGGCTTCGAAGGTGGCATTGCGACTATTGCCGGGTTTGTTCTGGGCTACATGGTCAACGAGAGAACGTGATGGACAAGCTGAAAATCATATGGGCGCAGGTCAAGGCCAATCTTCCCGGTGTGCTTACGGGCTATCCGTACTCGAGCGCGGTGCTGTTCGTGGCCGGATTTGTCGTGGGTGCGATTCTGCTGTGAAGCGAGGGTGCGGGCGCATAGGAAGGAGCTTAGGGCTTTATGAATCATAAGAGAAAACGCCATCCGAATGCCCGGGCTGGCTGCAAAATGTGCAAGCCATACAAGCAGGTCAGTGGCTGGAAGGGTCTGTCAGAGCGCAGGCTTGGTGGCGCCGGTGGCTTCGGAAAGATCAGAAACCTGATCTATGCCAAGCAAGATATGGAGATGGTATGAAATTGCAGATCGCCCTTGTCGCTGCCCTGATCCTGATGACATGGCTCTACATGGGGAAGCGTGACGAGCTGGCCGCGGCGATCGAGGCTTGCAATACGGACAAGATGGCATCCATTGCCGAGGCCGAGAAGATCACCCGTAAAGCCACCACAAGCGCGCTGGAGAGCCGCATACAGCAACTGGAGTCCACGGCCCTGTCCGCACAGAAAGCCCGTGATATCGCCGTAGAGGCGCGTATAGACGCCGAGAATAAGCCTGAGCGGGTTAGAACCGTTTACCAGAGGATAATCGATGAAGATGCGTGTGCTGCTGTTGCTTTCAACCCTGACCTTCTTCGCTGCCTGCGCGCAGGAACGGATTGTGGAGAGGCCCGTGCCGGTGCCGGGGCCGACAGTCTATGAGTACGTCGATGTGCCGTCAGACCTGCTGATCCAGCATCAGAAGACGACCATCCCGGACGACATCACATGGGGTGAGGGTGCTATCTTGTGGGCAGCAGACCGGGCCACGATCGACATTTTACTCGGCCAGATAAGGGCAATCGAGAGTCTCAATGATGGAACTGACAGCAACAATTAAGAGCGCCGCGGCACTGGCGACTTCGCTTGGGGCGATCGGTGGTGGCGCGCTGTACCTGGATCACCTCCATGCGCCGCGTGAGCAGGTCATCCAGATGCAGGCCGCAAACCGGGTTAACACGATTCTGGAACTGGTGGAGCAGGCGCATCATGAGGGATCGGCAGAATGGATCTGCCGGACAATAGAGGCAGAGTTTGTGTCCTTGTGCACAGAACTGCCGAACCATTACTGGTGTACTAACCAAGATGCCAAGCGTGCGTTAACGGCTAAGGCAGGATGTTGATTGGGAAGAATATCCCAGTCGAAGGAAATTATTGGAATGCCAAACCCTGACAACAGTATATTTCTCAAAGTAATCGAGTGGGTTTGGATTCCGATCGTAGTCATGCTGGCGCACATCTATATGAGATTATTCAATATCGAAAGCCGCTCCACTATTCTGGAGCGGCAGCAACTCTGGCAGGAAACTCAGAGAATTGAGAACAAGCACTCTCGCGATGAGCAACGCCGAGAAATCATTTCGAGGATGGACTCTCACAATGCTGCCGTGATGAAGAGGATGGATCGGTTGGAATCCGTGGTCATTAAAAGCGGGAATGGTAACAATCCTTAGTACACATCACTTTCCCTTGTCAAGCCTGTACCCGTTCATATCGCACCACTCTTTGAACGAACCCGGATCATCGGACTCAAACGCTTCGCACACTATCTCTGCTAATCGGTTGTTCTCAGCCTCAAGCAGTTCGATGCGTTTTTCATGCTCTTGTTGGGCCGCTGATATTTCATAGTCAGCAGTAATATATTTCCATTTGCTTAGTTCTTCTTCAAGGCGCTCATTCTCGGCGGTAAGACGCTTGATATTGACCATGTGCTGAACATTGTCTGTCGATAGACGCTCAAGCTCTGCCTGAAGGCGCTTTATCTCTTTCCGAAGGTCAGAGATCGTGTCCCAATGTGTTGCAATTAAATCACTCATATCACTCTCCCAATCTATACCCAAACTGGTCACGCATTACGTGAATCGGTTCCGGCTCTTGGCCGGCAATCGCAATACCGATGATTACTGTCCAGAAAATCAGGCCAAGGACAACACCGACCAAGATACCGCGAGCTGCGTTGAGGTCGTCTTTCATAGTTGCTCCCTTCCTTTATTGCGAGCAGAAATAATCTGCTTAAATTTCCACTCGTCGCCGCATTCTTTGTCTGGGTGGTATTGCTGGATAAGTTTTTTTGCACGGGCCTCGAAGTCACCCTGAGATATTGCCTCGGATTCCGAATAGTATCCGAGTATCGACCACCACGGATCTTCCTCTGGCGCTGGAAGCGCAACAAACCCCTGGAATGCTCGTTCCATCATGTCACTAGTACCCCAACGAGAAATGCCACGCAGTGCCTCAATTGTTTTGCCGATAGCTCGGATATTATCCTCGACCCGAAACCAATCGTCGCAGGCAAAACAATGTTGCGCTCCTTTGTATGTGAAATAGACAGCAATACCTGTATCTTCAGGCATTTTCTGATTTGCGTATGGCAGACCGTCCTGCCGTAAATTAAGATTAGAAGACAGTATCGGTTGTTTTCCACCAAGAAGTCTGATTTCGTTCATTAAATGATCGCGAGCCTTTGCAAGCGATAAATGGAACGCAGCGTGTTGTTGGCGCTTGGTTCGCGATCTTCCCGGCGGCCAATAAAGCGGAAATGCTTCCACATGATTTTGACTCATCTCACTCTCCCAGCAAATACCTCACATTCGAGTAGTTACGCGCAGTCAGGTGTCGTTTTAATTTGTAGCGCATGGCATTAGCGAACGGGTTCTCGTCCATCCAGACCAGTGCCTGGATACGTTTATCCGTGAGTCGATCGGACTCCCCCGGGCTGACGACCTGGATGCCGGTGTGAATGGTCAGCAGTCGTTCTGAACTTGGTGGTAGGTTCATATCAGAAGCTCCCTTTTTTGAGGTTAGCAAGTGCCGCATCAGATACCCTCCTCTTCTTTCTTACCCCGATAATATGCCGTATCTCCGATATAACCCGGTGATCCGATACCCTGAACCATGCCTCACCATCCAGCACCGTTAAGTCCGTTTTATCGGTACTTTCCATCGACCTGAGCATATTAGTTATCTTGCGCGCAGAAAGCCCCTTGGAGGGATCTTTTGGGTTATACAGCCATACGTCCCAGATACCATCCATTGGCGTGATTACCGCCCATTTACCGCGTATTTCTGCTCCGTCCTGCCCGATTTGGATGGCAGTCGGGCTGATATCTGGGAAAAGGTTGATCAGCTCCGATTTGGTCATTGCGTCAACCTCTCGTAGTTGAAAGCCAACTTCTTAACGTCGCGGATGTTGTAGTCGCGGATCTTGTCGTATTCCCCTGCCAACCAGAGGTCATACACCATTGAACCATCAACGCTGTCATCCTCGTAAGGTTGTCCGCCTAACGCGCGGTACAGGGCATCCTGGGAGACGTAGCCCTTCCATCCGGCCCATTCCTTCATCACGTCGAATGCCCAATCCCCGTGTTTAGCGTCTGCCGGGATCATAACGCCGGGATTGACGCGATTGACCCAGCACCTCTGCTTCAGGTAGCGCAGGTCGAACTCCAGGGAGTTGTGACCGATCCACTTGAGGCGTGGATATTTCAAATCGCCAAAATTCGTGATGGCACCGAAGAATTCCTCCAGCAACCACCTTTCAGTCCATTCCGTATTGCGCGTAATCGACTGAATCGGGTCAGACTGCCTCTGCCATGCAATCGAGATGATCTCGCCTGTCAGACCGTTAAGCGCCCTCTTGCGGAACTCTGTGTCACGGTTCTCAGCGATGTACTTCTCGATCACGTCCGGGTTTTTGTAATTGGCCGGCACCTTGACCTCGATCTCGTCAGGGTTGCCGCCAGGAATGGTTTCGATATCAAATTTCAGATCCACGATGTTCTCCAGTTAAGTGGCCCCTATTTCGCGTGACAGGTGGGGCAAGGCCTGCGGTTTATTCTCACGCTCTTCTGACATGGGGTTAAAACGGTATATCTCCCAGATCATCTGCTGCCGGCGGCACGGGTGTCTTTGCCGGTTCAGCGGCAGGATTTGCCGGTTCAGCGGCAGGACGGATTCTAAGCCCACCCGTGAGCTTTCCGCCGAACTCGACCATTGGATCGTTATACACGTTGATAAGCTTGCCACACGCCTGTCCGGTCGTCTCAGCCTTGGTGACGTGCTTAATCCGGTTCATGTTGGTCTTGTTGATGACCATCGGCTTTACTTCAGCCTCGGCAAAGTGCAGCACACAGCGTTCATCTGCGTCAGCACCCTGTCCCACCGTTTCGATCTTGAAGCCTGCGATGGTCAGGTTGATTCCGTCCTCGCCTGCGTCTTCTTTTGTCAGGTACTTGGATTGTGTCGGTACGAGAGAGTCTAGGTTAATGTCTTCCATTTTCGTGTTCCTGTTAAGTTAATGTGACAGACCGCATCCCTGCGGTTTCGGCTAATCAAGCCTCGTCAGTGTCACTTCGACTGCTCCACAGTCCACTGGAGCAGTGTCAGCAAGAAGCTCTTTTAGGCGCTGAGCGGCGAGATACATAATTCCAAACTCACCTGTCCAGTTGACTTGCCGGCGATGCTGCCCGTTTTCCAGCGCCTCAATAAGATCTGCGTCGGTGTACGGGTCTATGACTGATGTGCGATCGTCTAAGCTCATAACTGATCCCCTATCCATTCATCGTCCTGGTCTTGCTGCTCCCACCAGTTTTCCTGACTCAGCGCCAGCTCCATCGCAACATTGAATATGCTGTCGCGGCGACTCTGTGCGGCTCGGCACTTGTAGCAACCTTCTGAGGGCCAGAATGTTTCATGGTGAGTAGTGCAGTAGTCTGCAACTTCGTCGTCTTCGGTACCGTGTGCGTAGGGGTTGTGATTCATCTCTTTATCTCCTCTGAACTTGGGTCAACGATATAGTAGGTTGACGATTCTGTCAACCTGTGTTTTAATCTATTTTCCAACGAGGAGATAGCATGAAAACGAAGCAAGCAGCATCTTTTTTTGGCTCAGAGGCAGCATTGGCGCGGGTTCTGGGCATTTCAAGGCAAGCGGTAAATAAATGGGGTGGTGTCATTCCCGTTAAATATGCGCTTAGGATTCAGAAGACTACCGGCGGCAAATTGACGGTAAATTGGAGTGATTACCAATGATCGCTCACAACTTCATCGGTTACTGGTCACACCTTTCCAGGCAGGCCAAGCATGATTTGGCGGAAACGGTTGGTGTATCGAGAGTCACGCTGACGAAGGTTGCCGGCGGACATAGCCCACCATCCGATGCGCTGGTGAAACGACTGGTTGAGGCCGATCCAGATATCAAACAGACGTGGTTCGTATGAACGCCCGTCTGCTCCGTCTTGACGCGATCCTCGACGAGCTCGAGCGCAAGATCGTGTTCAGCCTGATCAGTCAGAAAAAGCGCCACGATTATTGGAAGATCACGCGGGAAATCAGACGGGGTTCAATTGGAGAGCCGAAATGACACCAGAACAATTAAAGAAAGTCCTCGCCAGTCACAGTAAATGGCTGAATAGAAGTGGCGGAGAACGTGCCGATCTTCAGGATGCCAATCTTCGGTATGTCAATCTTCGGTATGTCAATCTTCGGTATGTCAATCTTCGGCATGCCAATCTTCGGGATGCTGATCTTCAGTGTGCCGATCTTCAGGATGCTGATCTTCGGGATGCTGATCTTCGGGATGCTGATCTTCGGGATGCTGATCTTCGGGATGCTGATCTTCGGTGTGCCAATCTTCGGTGTGCCGATCTTCAGGATGCTGATCTTCGGTATGTCAATCTTCGGCATGCCAATCTTCGGGATGCTGATCTTCAGTGTGCCGATCTTCAGGATGCCGATCTTCAGGGTGCCAAAAACATCCCTGATTATGTGGATTCAATCACAAGGATTCTTCCAGAGTCTGGTTCGTTTGATGGTTGGAAAAAATGCCGCAATAACGTCATTGTTAAATTACGGATTCCCGCCAAAGCAAAGCGGTCTAATGCTACCGGAAGAAAATGTCGGGCTGAGTTTGTCAAGGTGCTGGAAGTCTTTGGCGCTGACGTTGGCGTAAGTAAGCACGAAAGGCTTATCACGTACCGAAAGGGGGAAGTTGTCCATTGCGACAAATGGGACGATGACCGATGGAACGAATGCTCCGGTGGGATTCACTTTTTCATCACACGATACGAAGCGAAGAGTTACTGATGGAGAGTCGAAATAACATGAACGATAAAGAGTTAGCCGATAAGGTTGTGGCGTTAGGGGTTGGTTCAATATCCATTCGTGATGGAGCAGATGAATACAAGTTGCCTGATGGTTGCTTTGTAAGAGCGGGTGACTTCATCCGCGATGGTCGAGTGGTGCTGGCGATGATGGAGAGGCTTGGACAAGAATTGGTCATTTGGAAAATACTTTATGAAGACGAAGACCTTGATGGAGGCGAGTTAATTAGCTTGCAAACCGGACACGCATGGGTTGTGGAGCCAGAAAAAATAGATGCAGCATGTCAAAACGAATCCCTTCCCCGCGCAATCCTTGAAGCCTGTGTAAAGGCACTGGAGCAAGCCAATGAACAGTGAAGCCAAAGAGCGGCCAATCCTATTCTCCGGCCCGATGGTGCGGGCCATTCTCGAAGGTCGCAAGACTATGACGCGGCGGGTGGTGAAGCCGCAGCCCCCTCTAGATGAGTTCGGCTATCCAGCTCACGGTACGATTCGCGGCCCTGAATATTTTGAACCGGCTGCCTATGACCGTAACGGCGAAATGCAGCCCGGTCCGGAAATTTACGGAGTGTATGACGACGATGGCGAATGGGGCATCAAGTGTCCCTACGGTAAACCCGGCGACCGCTTGTGGGTGCGGGAAACATTTCAAATTTGCTCGAACTATCATGTTGATTGCCGTGATACGACGCCGCCACATTCCGATGGTAGGCCAACCTTAATGGTAGATGATCCAGAATACCCATCATGGCAGCAGTGCTATTACCGCGCGACCGACAAGTGTCCAGAGCTTTTAGACGTTGACACCGATGAAATGATTCAGCGCTGGCGACCATCAATCCACATGCCCCGCTGGGCCTGCCGCCTTGTGCTCGAAGTCACCGCCGTAAGGGTCGAGCGATTGCACGATATTAGCGTTGAGGATGCGATTTCCGAGGGCGTTGTGGCACCTGATGGTAATTCTATTCAATGTTTTCGATTATTGTGGTCTGACATTCACTCGCGAGATTCGTGGAACTCTAACCCGTGGGTGTGGGTGATCGAGTTTAAGCGAGTGGAGCAAGCCAATGAACAGTGAAGCTAGAAATGAATTGAAACTATGTATCTATCATGGCAACTGTGCCGATGGATTTGGAGCTGCTTGGGCGGTTAGGGCAGCACTTGGCGACATCGACTTTCATGCTGGTGTCCATCAAGACCCACCGCCTGACGTAACGGGCCGTGATGTAATTATGGTTGATTTCAGCTATAAGCGGCCAGTATTGGAACAGATGATGAGAGTAGCCAACTCAATACTAATTCTGGATCATCATAAAAGTGCTGCTGACGATTTGGGCGATTTGCCTGATGCCGGTATTCGCTATTCTGAGTGGCGTGAAACAGCCGCGCCATCGACAACTGGTGTCGTTTTCGATATGGAGCGAAGTGGGGCCGGTATTGCGTGGGATTTTTTCCACGAAGGACCGCGGCCAAAACTAATCGATCACATTGAGGATCGCGACCTGTGGCGATTTGACCTACCTAATACCCGTGAAATTCAGGCGGCAGTATTTAGCTATCCGTATGATTTCGAGGTATGGACTGGATTGATGCTCGCTACCGACAACTTGGCCGGGCTTGCGACCGAGGGCGCGGCTATAGAGCGCAAACATCACAAAGACATTGCTGAACTAACAAAGGTCGTTACTCGAAAAATGACAATAGGTGGTGAGGTCGTGCCAATGGCAAACCTGCCGTACACGCTCGCCAGTGACGCAGGGCACTTGCTTTGTGGCGATGACTACCCGTTCGCCGGTTGCTACTGGGACACCCCAGAGGGGCGCGTGTTTAGTCTCCGAAGCCGAGACAACGGCGCTGACGTTGCCGAGATAGCAAAGCAGTACGGTGGTGGTGGGCATAAGCACGCATCCGGGTTTCGCGTACCATTCAATCAACTCGATCAGTTCGCTGCCCAAACTGGAGCAAGCCAATGAACAGTAAAGCGCGTATCAAGCTGGCTGAAACACTAAGGTCACTTGGCTATAAGCCGATACTTGATGCGCATTGCATGAATTGTGGAAAGCTAATTAACGCCACCGTAGACGGTCGGTTTTGTGGTGTCTATTGCCAAATTTGCTTTAGCGATAAGCATAAGGAGCAAGCCAATGAACAGTGAAGTATTAGTACAGAGACAGTTTCGGTCGGGTGATGAAGTGGCGCATGGACCAACTGGCGAGAAATGGGTGTTGGCCTTTGGTGATCTTGAGGACGGCACCGGTAAGGTTTCTCCTGCCGGATGGCCAGCATGTCTGGCACAAGCTACGGATTGCACGTTGTTGCGCGCTGCTACAGATGACGAGCACATAACTATGCTCAATAGTGTATCGAAAATTCGCGGCGATCACGGATCTGACTTCCGCGCTGTCAGGGCAAAAGCCTACCTTGAAGCACTGGAGCAAGCCAATGAACAGTGAAGCAGTACGAGAGCATATAGCTGAATTGCGCGCAGATGCTGCCACTGACCGGGACTGTGTATGTCCGGGGGAAATAGCAGACACCATGCAATCCCTTCTGGACGATAACGAACGACTCACCGCAGAGAATGAGCGGCTGAAGAAAAAATGCTCGAAAATAGATTCACATATGTCCAGTGCTGCTCTAGCTGCAGCACGCTACGCTGAGATGGACAAGAGAGAGTGATATGCGCTGTTCACGCTGCGAAAAGAATGGAAACAACACCGAATATGAGCCTCATCAGCTAGCCTGGTTGCAGCATGGGACGGTGCCGGGGACAGGCGGAATGAAACGGTGGTTTGCGCTATGTCCAGCCTGTAACGAAATTGTGAGGAAAAAGAAATGACTGATACAGGTTTGAGGCGCGATGTTTATTTATTCCTGGCGATAGCAATGTTGCTTGGCCTGGTGTTGTTCTTTTGGCCGCTGATTGAGTACGCACAGTTTCAATGGGACTGCGGTAGAGAGATGGGTTACGAGTACTGCCGGGATTTGTGGGTGACTGGTAATGGAGGTCTGTTGTGAACCGTGATCCGTACAACCACGTTGGCAAGCAGATCTTGGCCGAGTGTAAGGCAAACAAGATGACGTACGGTTATGCCTGCGTCGTGAAGATCAGGAGAAAGAGATGAGAAGGCAACAACATAAAACACCATTGTTTGATCGTAAGGTTAAGTTCGAAACGAAAGACCGATGGGGAAACAAGCAGCAAAAGGAATACGTCAGACAAGGTCGAATCAACAATGTGATTCGCCGCATAGGGTTGTACCTTTCAGGACTTTTCAAGCCATCTAAAAAGATTCAAGCGCTTGACTTGCGATCTGATCCTTCACGCGGTCACGGTGCTGAGTATCTGCGCTCATTGTGGCCGGCATTGCGAAATATGAAAATGGTTTCAACTCGTGACGGGCGTCCGGTTTGATTGTCTGCGTCGTGAAGATCAGGCTTGCAAGTAAAAAGCGATGAGCGTAGATTCAAAAAGTGAAGCCCCAAGCGGAGATGAATACGCAAGGGGCTTCGAATCTGATGTTGATGCTTTGCTGGCGAAACATCAGACAGGGCAAGTCTAACATGAAACCCTGTCTATACAACCCAGCAAACACCCATCAGCGGTGTTTTTCTCAGTTCGACCGTAAAACAGACTGTTTTGATGGTGGCCCGTGGGCCTTAGAATCCACAGATATCTTGGCCGAGAGGCTGGATGGAGATCGATCTCCTGAAGGCATGACGAGAGACTGGACGGTTCGGTTCGAATCCGTTGCTCGACTTATCAGGGCCACCTTCAAAGCAGTTTGTGTAACCCAAACCCGACACGGTGTCTCCGTGAATAAATATCAGGCCGGTAGTCCGAAAGGGCAGAAATCTGGAATAGGCGTGGCCGCTGTAAGTCCAGTCCCAGTAAGGGGTTCCGATCAGGAAGAGGAAATCAGTACCTGTATCTGTCCGATCAGGGAAAAGCCATAAGTATGCCTAAAATAACTGGAGAACGAGATGAGTACTCAATGCGAAGAAATACTGACCTACCTGGAACATCACGGATCTATCACACCATTGGAAGCACTGCAGGAACTGGGTTGCTTTCGTTTGGCCGCGAGAATTCATGACATCGAACAGAAGGGTTACACGGTGCCGAGAAAGACGGTCGAGGTCATCGGCAGGGTCAACGGCAGAAAGTGCCATGTGACGGAATACAGTCGCCCGATCGGTCAGCGGAACCTGTTCTGATGGATGGATATTTCACAAAGGCAGTCAATAACACGCTGTACGCCTGTGACCAGGACGGTGCCGAGTTTATCCGCAGACTACGGACGGGTGAGACTGTCCACGTCAAGGCAGTTCGCAAGCGCAACATCCAGTTCCACAGAAAGTTCTTCGCCATGCTCGATTACGTGTTCGATGTGTGGGAACCGCAGGATGTGGAAGTTCCGCAATATCTTTCCGTGCGCGGCATCACACCGGAGAAGAATAAGGAACGGTTCAGGAAGGATCTGATCATCCTCGCCGGCTATTTCGATTCAACAATCCGGGTCAATGGTGAGATCAGGATCGAGGCGAAGTCGATGTCGTTTGCGAGTATGGACGAGGACACGTTTGCCGAGCTTTACAACAAGGTTGTCGATGTGGCGATCAGGCACATCCAGGCACTGAATATGTCGGCGGATGAATTAAAGGTTACGATCGACGGACTACTGGAGTACACGTGAAGACTCCCAAGCGTATAATGGACGCTGCCCGAGGCGAACCCTGCACCCTGAACATTGCTGGAGTATGCAGTTATGACAACGAAACGACTGTGGTCTGCCACTTACCCGACGGTTCGGGCGGAAGTAATCGTCTCACCGGGCCATTATCAATCGCGTTTGGTTGCAGCGAATGCCACGATGTACTCGACGGACGAACGACTGTACTCGTGGCAGAGGACAGAGAATTCTATATGCGACGAGGACAGAGCAGAACGATTAACCGATTGATTGAGATGGGACTGGTGAGAATTTGAGGCGCGCCGCAAAAATTGACGACAACCAGGTGGAGATCGTCGCCGCCTTGAGAAAGATCGGGTGCAGCGTTGTCAGTCTCGCCGCGGTCGGGTCTGGATGCCCGGATCTGCTGATTGGATATCGTGCGATGAATTTCCTGGTTGAGGTGAAGGACGGAAACAAGTCGCCATCTCGCCGGCAACTAACAGAAGACCAGAAGGTATTTCACCGTGAGTGGAATGGACAGATCAGGGTGGTAGAGTCAGTGGAGGAAGCAGTGAAACTTGTAACGGAGTCTTACGTGAGGCCATCTCCAACCGGGTAGCGCCGTCAGACATGGCATCGGCCTCACGAGTTCGCTCAGGTGCCATGTCAGCTACTGTGGCGACCGGGGTTTGGTGATTCTCGCCCCGGTTGTCACTTTCACCTAATTCACTGATATAATGCCGCCATGAGCGTTTATCATGGACATTCAAATCTTACATTTTCGCATGATCTGCGGTCGGGTCTTTGCACTCGTCGATGGTTTTCTTGTGGAGATTAAATATGGCAGTTCCTGACGAGGGCGAGACAGCAATCCTGACTGTGTTGCTGAAGAGATCCCTGACTGACCGTGATGCCGACCTGGAGATGGGTCTTTACACAAACTCCACCCTGACCCTTGAGACAGCGACAGAGGCCGCACTGACTGAGCCGGCCACGGGTGGTTACGCCAGACAAGACCTGACCGACGCATCCTGGTCGATAAGCTCTGATGAGGGAACATACGCGAACGTCGATTTTACGGCGTCCGGTGCAGATATTACCGGGGTTTACGGTGTTTTCATTGCGTCAAAGGCCGCAGGCGGAACACCACGTCTGTGGACGATCATCGAGTACGACTCACCCCCACTCACAATATCTGATGGCGCTACGTTTCGCGTAACGATAGGCCCGACGTTGGGCTAATGGCGATCCGACTTAAAACGACGACCAACCGAGCTCCGACTGTTTCAGATCCGCCCGATTATGACTTTATTCTCGGTGTTGACTCCCAGGTCGATATGACCGGTTTTAGCAGTGACCCAGACGGTGATGCAACCACCTTGAGCATTGGTGGCACAGCTCTGCCCACGGGATTTTCTTTTACGGGAAATATCCTTTATTGGAATGGTGTTGGGTCTGCCGGCGTAACGACTGGGATTACGATCACAGCCAGTGATGGATCGTTGAGCTCGTCAGCATCAGCTTCTTTTTCGCTTACTGTCATTGACGTGACATCACCGTCAACCAATGACGGATTTCCCCGCATGGCGGCATACCGGATCGGAACTCGGGACTGGGGTGTTGATCCAGAACTCACACAGATATCAAAACTGCACTGGGTAATCATAAACTCCCAGGAGTACCGTGGAGCTTCGTTTGTTACTGCAAAAGAGACGTTTCTCGACAACGTGTACCCGATCGCTGCCAGCAATAATTTCATGGTCTATGAATATACAGATATTCAGGAGGCTAGCCTTACCGGAGATCAGGCCACTAAACTCGATGGCGAGGTTGGGCCGGGGGGGACGGGTGACTGGTGGGTCTATAGTGCTGCCGGTGCGAAGGTCAGCAACTTTCCGGGTTCTTATCACACCAATATCACAACTCACGTCACTGCAGACAGTAACGGCGACAAGTACCCGGCTTATTACGGAAAATATGTAAAGACAACATTCCTTGACCCGCATAATCCAGATGCACCGACCACGTACCGGTGCGGAATTTTCGATGACGTATTCGACCACCGCACGAAGAGTGACGACCAGGACTTCCGCCGGGTAGGCACGAATGACTACGGTCGTCGTGACTGGAACACACCGGGGACGAGAGGATATGACGCATCGGACGAGTACCGCGAAGGTCATAAACTTTACGTTCAGCAACTGAAAACGGATAGCCCCGGAATGTTGGTGATTGGTAATAATCACACCTGGGGAACAGAGACGCTTATAATTGACCCCAACGACCCAAATTACCCACCTCTGCCGCACAACCATTACGGTGGTTTGTTGAATGGTGGTATCCACGAGGGAATGACCGGTTGGAACGGCACTGATACACCGTGGAGGTTCCCGCTCACCGGGATATATGCCGATCGCACATTAAATGCGACGTTCGGCACCTGGCGACGAGGTATGGCAGCATACCTCTACCAGATGCGATCCGTGATCGCCCCAAGGCACGTTGGCATTGAATTCAGAGTTGAGATCACGACAAACAACAGAAACCCGGTCGTCGGCACAGATATGACTGCTGACGCGATGGCCGTGGCTCGATTTGGGATGTGTTTTACTTGGCTTGATGACGGTTACGTCTTTATTGCCGACGAGACATCGCACCACAACAGAACCCCGCTATTTGATGAGATGGGCGTCAGCGGAAACGAGTCCACGACAGGGCTTGCCCGAGAGTGGGGGGGTTCTCCTATAACTAGCGCCCTGTCTGTGATCGAGGAAAACACCGGGGTGAGTGGGGTCTGGTTGGGTACGGATGACAACGGTGTATTCTATAGGGAGTTTGCCTATATGCTGGTATTGGTTAATTCTCAGAAATCGACTACCGGATCGAGAGTCATACCGGTGGCTGCTGGTGGTGTACTTGATGACGGTCATATCCCCTCCGGTGAGTGGTATCTGATCGACGGTGTGCAAGATCCAGCGATTAACACGGGTCAGCGGGTTGATACCACCAACTTCCCATCAGGTCTGACGCTTGAGGCGATCGATGGCCGTGTCCTGGTCAGGGCCGGTTACTCTGCGAAGTACCCATAATGGATGTCTTTATTGGACAATCACAGCAATCGAACCTGACCACCGGGACGCATGACAATTTATCACCTGCCTCCAACGTAACTCCGGTTGCATCTCTGTACGTGACGTCGAGGAATAACACGCTCGACGTAGTAAATAATAGTATCGGTCACGGCATCGGGGTGACTGACGGAACAGTCGATACTGGCATCGGTTGGGGCGTGAATTCCGCATCGAACCCATCCGACTGTAACCAGGTTCGGGATACCGCTGCAGTCATCTCTTGTGTGCCGTCATCGCAAACCCCGGACGGATTACATACACATAACTCGTTCATTCCTGGTGGTCACCGGGTTGACAGAACCTCAAACGGTTTTGCGAATACCTGGTACGCCAACTTCATGCACTTCGCTGATTGTAATGCCGCAGTCAAGGAAGGGGTGCTATCGACCAGTGTAGACACGGCAACGAATATCGACCCCGGTTTTGCGTGGGATTTCGTTATTGTCTTTTTAAACAAGACCTCTGGCGCGCAATCGACGGCATCGGACGCTGAGTTCTCGATCGGTTTCTACACGCAGGCCGATGACAATCAGGCATCGATGATCTGGAACTCTGACCATGCGTCAGCGCCGGCAGGGTCGAACTCGATTCATATGTCTACCACCTATGCCGGTGGCCGGACGGTAACGGGTGATGGTTCAATTATCTTCGGGGTGGATGTTTCTGCGGGTGCTGGAACGTCGTGTGATCTAACGACGCGGATTGCTGGCGCGGCCAATAGCGAGTGGGTGAGCTGCCTGTTCATCGGCTTTACCGGGTCAGAGACAGTAAAGATCGCATCATGGGATACACCGACCTCACTTGGCACAAAGTCAATTACAGGTCAGGGTGTTAGTCCCCTCGGTGTTATTAACCTGATGTCGTTCGCGACCAGTTACGACACGGGGACAACGGGATCTGGAGACGCTTATGCGATCTCATTCCTGACCCAGGATGCTGAGCATTGCATATCGGGTGCTGATGAGTCCGGGCAGACCACCTCTGATTCTGAATCGTACACCACTGCGAAGGCAGTTTCTCTGAACAAGGGTGATGGCACGACGGGGTTTGAGGCTAGCTTTGTGCAGATGACTGCCGGCGGATTCGACCTGAATTACACCGCTACAGATCTCAGCAATGTCAGGAAGAACCTCAGCCTCCTGATAGGTGGTGATGTTGCAGGAACCGTCCCATCGATCACATCGATGACCGGTTCCAATTCATTATTAAACGAACCCCTGGAGCATGGTGAGACTGCGACGATAAACGGCACTAATTTTGGTGCGTCTGGCGCGTCAGTCATCATCTCCCCGACCGACGATGTGAGTGATGTCAGCGCAGAGACGCAGACGATAACGGCACAGTCGAATACGCAGATAACAATCACGGTTGAGCGTGGATCACTGAATCTCGATACGGTTTATTACGTTTTCGTTACTGATAGCGGAACGGACTCGAATGTCGCCGGTTATCCAGTAACGATCGGCCCGAACGATACGTTTTTCTATGCAGACGAGGCGCTTCTTACCTTTTCGGCAACTTATTCCTTTGTAAGCCAGACCCAGATCAACGCCACGAATCAGTCGATGAGTCTCTCGACTTCTCCGGCGACGATCTCTCTGGTTGCAGACGTGGTGGCCCCTGAAGATATTCCAGATCCAGATATCAGGTCAGGAGGTTATGGTGCATCGAATAACTACGATGCGTTTCAGCAGCAGAGAAAAAAGAAGCTGGCAAAGATACAGCAACTGGCAAAAGAGCTGTATGATTTGGAGCTAGACCCTTGAGAGGACTTCGTAATGGCAGTAGGTGACTTGGTAGTTTTTGAAGAGGCGAAAGCCAAAATGATCTCGGGAGACTGGGCATCCACGGACGTATTTTATTGTGCGATTTTGGATAACACAGCGACCCCAACAGCGGCATTCGCCACCCCGACGTTAAGTGATTTCACGCAGGTTGGCGCTGCCGGAAGTTATACGTCCGGCGGGACAAGCCTCGGTGCGCTGAGTACCTTGGTGTCCGAGGCAGCAGGTGTGATGACCTTTGACTCGGGAACGAACCCAACATGGGCGCAGAATGCATCGAACGATACCGATGCCTACTGGGCATTAGTTTACAATTTCACCGATGCCGGCAATGACGCACTGTGTTTTGTCGATCTTGGTGGCCCGGTGGATATGTCTGCGGGTGCGCTGACTGTAACGTGGAACGGTTCAGGGATATTCACGATCACATAATGAGGCTAGGTGTAGATTATGCCCTTCCGAGTGCGGAGACATAATGAAAAGCGTTCCCAAACGCAGACCGCGCCCACTATTTATCAAACGAGGGCAGATGCATTCGATGCGGCCTGGGAAAACATGGGGCAATTCATCAAGGATGGTATCCGGGCGGGCCATGCTGGTGATGCTGACTCATTTCCGTCGAATGACTGGCGATTTAAAATATGGGTAGAAACCCGGCTGCCCGATGCTTTTGGATTTCGGCTAGTTTACGATTGGCCGACCACTGACCCAGCAGATCCAGCGGACACAAATGTAATATCGTGGCGCGTTATTAGCGTTTAAAAGCCGATGACGGACATAACCCATTATCGGCATCAGGCGGGCGAGGAGAGTACCACCTCGACTTCGCTTGCCAACATAACCGCGTGTCAGGTCGCGTTTACAAACCTGACTGCGGCTGGGTTTGCCGCTGGCGATTCTGTTTTTATTATCTGGTCGTACTCGATTGGTGCTGCGAGCACGACGAATAAAACAAATTATAATTTCGGACACGGAACGACGTTCGCCGGAAGGACGGACTTCCTTGCTGTTAACGGTACTGTTGAGGCTAATGACGCATCATCGTATAACGGCCACCAGCACGGCGGATGGATAGAACAGCACACCCTGGTTGACGCTGAGCACTTCTTTTTCGCGTTATCGACGGACAGTGGTACAGCACGAGTTGCTAACTATTCTGTAACCTTCATCAAGGTTTCAGATTTAGCGGCTGACGATTATCGATATAATGCAACCAGTCCCGGCACATCAATCGGCACGACGTTTAGCACAGAGGCGACAGTCACCCTTCCGAGCGGTGGAGGTGATGACTGGCTTGTTTTAACCGCGGCAGATATTGATGTTGCGTCAACCACAATCGGTGTTGAAGGTCAGCTAAACGTATCAGGCGTTGCCGACGTTATGATGCATCGCTGGGAGGGCGAGGATACATCCGAGCAGTTACAGCCGTTTCTAATCTATTACCTGGCAAGCGCAGCGAGCAGTCAGGTTCTCAACGCGCAGTACCAAGAAACAGCATCAAGCTCCTTTGTTGTTGACAGCGCCCGGATTCTTGCAATACGGCTGAATGCGTTTGAATCTCATGCCGGTGTCACAAACACCAGCACCGTTTCGCTCTCTGCTACGCCTGATACATACGTCGAAGACGCGACGATATCGCTGTCTCTTGCGACAACCGGAACGGTTATTGTTTTCGGTCAGACCATATCTGACAACATCGGAACCGTTGACGATCCATACCTGAGACTTCAGGAGGGCGGCACAGATATTTATACGAATATGGGTCGCGCATCGGGGCATTCGCGTGACCAGTTCGATTTTATAGCCATACACGGAATTGCCAGCGGATCGATGACCGCTGGCACAAAGACTATTGATATGGATGTTGCTCTCGATGAGAGCACGACATCAATCGATCAGGTCAGACGCTCTCTGGTTGCGTTTTCTACCAATCTGGCCGGTGGCACCGATGTCAACGTCAGTGCAGGCGTTGACGCTCTCGTACTAACAGAAAATGCGGCAACTGTTAGCCTTGATATTGACATTTCCGCAACGACTGATGCGCTATCAATCACCACGTACCCGGCGACGATATCGCTGGGCGTTGACGTGTCGGCCACAACCGATGCGCTGTCAATAACCACCTACCAGGCGACGATATCTCTGGATGTCGGTGTGTCCGCAACGACTGACTCGCTGGCAATCACCACCTACCCGGTAACAATCACTTACGATGTTGCGGTCGGTGCAGGTATAGATGCCCTCGTACTAACAGAGTATGTGGCAACTGTCAGCCTTGGTGTTGATGTGTCGGCCACGACTGATGCGCTGGCAATTACCACGCACCCGGCAACAATCACTTACGATGTCAACGTCGGTGCAGGTGTAGATGCCCTCGTACTGACGGAATATGCCGCGACTATTTCCAGTGATGCCAATGTTGCGGCGACAACAGATGCGCTGACTCTGACCGAATACCCGGCCACGATTACCTATGACGTCGAGGTGTTCGCAACAACAGATGCGTTAACGCTCACGCCATTTGCTGCAATAGTTGTTGCTGGAGCCGATGTCAATGTCCCTGCCACCAGTCAAGCCCTGGTCATCACAGAGTATTCGGCAACGGTCAGTCTGGATATCGGGGTCAATGCCGGTGTTGATGCGTTAACGCTGACCACGTACCAGGCCAGTGTTATATCAACCGGGCAAGTGGTTACGACCGAGGAGTATTCTGGCGGATGGGCGGCAATAAACGCTTACGAGGCATACCAACAGCGGAAGAAAAGGCGTCGAAGGGAAAGGGAACTTTTACTCGACTCTATTCCTGATGATGTAGATCGTGAAATCGCGGCATTCATGCACCCTGATCCGAGAGAACAGGAGATTGCAGAACTTGATCGACTGGTCGCTGAAACCTTCAGGAACGACGAACTCAATCTGGCAAAGGAATACAGCGAACGGGCGGCAAAAGCATATGTCCGTGCAGCAACGCAGCATAACTTCTCCGCACTGGAGGCATTCGAGCGCGAGATGGACAAGGCAATGGAGGAGGAGGAGTTTCTCTTTCTGTCAATGGTGATGCTGCAGTGAATGGTCGTATTATTTCAGTTCCTCATTCAGGGACGCGATCCCTGCAGAAGTTTCTCGGCCTGACCGCATACTGGCACTGGGGGCTGCACGATCAGGACATCTACCAGCACAGCGAGCTTATCCATGTCCCGATCAGAGATCCGCTGAAGGTGCTGATGTCTTGGGCAAGGCGATACCCGAACGAGAAAGAGAAGACCGGTGCGTCTGTTTTGGCATTGCTTGACAAGCAAATTGAATATACGAAGGGCAGAAAGGATACCCACTTTTATGTCGTAGAGGACTTGCCCTTCCATATCGGCAATGGGCCGGATACCGATATCGACATGGATCACCCGGGCGTGATTGTTATAAAACGGTGGATTGGTGATAAAATAGATTTTTATCGCAACTTTTACGATAGTTTCGATTGGATGAAATAAAATGGCAGACCAGGTTGAGATCCAGATTCCCCGATCGGTAGTCGATGAAGGCACCAACTTCACCCTGACTGCCTATTTCCGTGATTACGCCACGTCCGCGGCAAGCACACCAACCACCGTCCACTATAAGATCACCAACAAGAAGACCACGAAGATAGAGACAGACTGGACATCAGTCACCCCGGCATCGAATGTCAGCATCACCGTGAACAGCAGCATCGATGACGCTAATAACCTCTGGGAGCGCAAGGAGATCATTGTCCAGGCCGATCGAGGACTCTCAACACAGGCGTCCAATCACGCATACTGGAACGTCAAAAACCTGAAGGGGATCTGATGCTCACCCCGGATAAGGTCGCCGAGATCGTCAGGTACATATCGGGCCAGATTGGGGACTCAGACTCATTCATGCTGGTCATGCAGACTCAGACACAGAATTCCAGATACGATGAGTTCGAGATGGTGACAGAGAACTTCATCGGAGATCCTGATCTGCAGCAAATCATCAAGCGGGAGTTCAACTGATGCCAGCAGGCCGACCATCAATCTATACACAAGACCTTGCAGACCTGATTTGCGAGGAGCTTGCTGATGGAAAGTCACTAAGAACCGTCTGCAAAGCAGATGAGATGCCTGATAAACGTACTATATTCAGATGGTTACGAACCAATGAAGAATTTCGTCACCAATACGAGAAAGCAAAAGCAGAATCAGCGGATTGTTTTGCCGAGGAAATCATTGAGATAGCTGATGACGGAATCAATGATTACGTGGAAAGAGAAGGTGGTTACGTTTACAACGGCGAACACGTTCAACGATCGAGGCTAAGGGTTGATGCCAGAAAATGGATAGCTTCGAAACTGAAGCCGAAGAAATACGGGGACAGGATGACAGCAGAGCACACAGGAGCAGATGGTGGCCCGATTGAACATGAACACAGAGCACGCCCTTTCTCCTTCGAAAGCCCAGAAAAACCTGAGTCTGCCGAAGAAGCTTGAACAGGCAGTCAAGTGGCTTATTGCAACGATTCTGGGTGAGTGCGGACCTGGTAATGATTTCGAAACGCCATTACGTCACCTGGTTATCAAGGGCGGTCGAGGATCAGGCAAGTCGCACAGCGTGGCCCGTATCCTTGTCAATGTGGGTGTTGAGCTCAGTGTCCGCTTCTTATGCACTCGTGAGATACAGAAATCCATCGAGGAGTCGGTCTTCCAGCTACTGTCAGATGTTATTGACGAGCTTGGATATGACGACTTCTATACCAAGCAAAAGACCAGCATTGTCGGGAATAACGGCAGCGCATTCCTGTTTGCCGGCTTACGCTCGCAGGACGTGGCAAAGCTCAAGTCAACAGAGCGGATCATGCTGTGCTGGTGTGAGGAGGCTCATGTGCTGAGCGAGAAATCCCTTGACGTATTAGCTCCAACGATTCGAGAGGAGAACTCGGTCATCATCTACACCTACAACCCGGAGCTTGAGGACGATCCTGTCCACGCCAGATACACGCTGAGCCCTCAGCCTGATGTATGCGTGGTCGATCTGAACTGGCGGGACAACAAGTGGTTCCCAAAGGTGCTGGAGGGTGAGAGACAGAGAACCTTTGACGCTGACAAGTCCGAGGGCAAGGTCAAATACAACTGGATATGGGAGGGCAAGACCTTACCAGCGGTTGAGGGCGCTATCTTTGCTGCTGAGGTGGCGAGGATGCAGGAGCAGGGCCGGGTTCGGCTCCTGGACTACGACCCGAAGGGAAAGGTTCACGTCATTATGGATCTCGGATATGGTGTGATGACGGCCATTCTCGCGCAGAAGTTCGCCAGTACGGTACAGATCATCGGCTACCGGGAAATGACCCATAGCACTTATCATGATCTTACTTTGGATCTGAAGAAGCTTCCCTACCAATGGGGCAAGGTGTTCATGCCTCACGATGCCAGCCACAGAGATCCGAAATACGGCAAGTCTCACTTCGAGGTGATGGAGGAGCTGGGCTGGAAGACCGAACAGATACCGCAGATCGGGGTTGAGAACTATATCGAGGCCGGGCGTAATCTCTTTGGGAACGTCTACTTTTCTGATACCGAGGACATACAGGTGTTGATTCGGTGCTTGCGTCGATGGCGCTACCAGGTATCTGATACGAGCACGGGATCGATCAAGACGCACCCGCCGATGAAAGATGAGTTTAGCCACGGGGCAGAGGCATTTTGTTATACTGCGGTGGTTGCTGATCGGTTGGAAAATGAGACAGTGATCAGTGACCCATACAGAGGATTCGCGAGTGGATACGCAGGCTGAAGACACGAAGGAAGACACAAGGGAAGACAACAGGGATGAGAAACTCCTTGAGCGGGTGAAGCGCAGATTCAAGTATATGTCCAGTGCGGACGACCAGAATCGTCAGGATGCGATGGAAGATCTTAAATTCGTGAACGTCCCTGGAGCTCAGTGGGACGACAAGATGAAGCAAGAGCGGGGAAATCGTCCTTGCTACGAATTCAACAAGCTCCGTGTGACTGGCAAGCGTGTCATCAATGATATCCGGGCCAATCGTCCGCAGGGCAAGGTCAGAGGTTACGAGGGCGGCGATAAGGACATTGCTGAGATCTACGAGGGGTTAATCAGAAACCTGTGGAACGTCAGCGATGGCGACACTGTGGTTGATTATGCGACCGAGTACCAGGTTAATGCCGGCATGGGATGCTGGCGAGTAAGCACAGAGTACGGTGACGACAATATGTTCGAGCAGGACATCGTACTGCAGACGATTCAGAACCCGTTCTGTCTGTATGCCGATCCGGGCTGCAAGGATTCGCTGAAACGGGACGCAGAGGACTGGATTCTCACAGAGAAAATCAGCTTCAAGACATACGAGAAACGCTTTCCAAAGGAAAAGAAGTTCTCGTTTGAAGAGCTGGAGTTTGATGACGATGACTGGATCGACGAGGAGTCTGTCCGCATTGCCGAGTACTGGTACAAAGAGCCGGCAGAGAAGGAGCTGTGGCAGTTGCAGGACGGTACGGTCGTTGACTCGACGACTGATGAGGGTCAGGCGATCGCAAAAGACCCGCAGCAGATTGCAGAGAACCCTGTCGTCAAGACCCGCTCTGTCGTATATGACAAGATCATGTGGTGCATTGCATCCGGCTCGAAGATCATTGAGGGGCCAAGCGAGTGGGCAGGTAAACTATTCCCGTTCGTGATGATCTATGGTGAGTACCTGGTAATCGATGGCAAGACGGTCTGGTGGGGTCTGCCGCGGTTTGCGAAGGACGCGCAACGGGCTTATAACGTCGCCAGGACTAACATTTCCGAATCGACTGCCCAGATACCGAAGACTTATTTCTGGGCGACTGCAGAGCAGGCCGCAGGGCTTGAGACGCAGTGGGCTGAAGCTCACAAGAAGAATTATCCTTTCATGCTTTACAACCCGGACTCGAAAGCGCCTGGGCCGCCGCAGAGAATGGGTGCTGCGGATATCCCTGTTGCGCTGATACAGGAGTCGCAGATCGCCTCTGATGAGATCAAGGCAGTTACGGGTATATTTGATGCGAGCATGGGAAACCGCGGCAACGAGACGTCGGGACGCGCCATTTACGCCCGACAGCAGCAGGGTGAGATTGCCACGTTCAATTACCAGGATAATGTTGCGAAGGGCATCCGGCGAACTTACGAGATTCTTATCGATCTGATCCCTAACGTGTACGACACGGAGCGCGAGCTGAGGATATTAGGTTCGGACGGTTCTGAGGACTACAAGCGGGTGAATCAGGTAGTGTTCGACCCGGCCACGGGCAAGTCGATGCGTATTAATGATCTTGGACAGGGTCGATATGACGTGACTGTCACAGTCGGCCCGAACTTCAGTACGCGGAGACAGGAGGCGTCCGAAATCTACGGACAACTGGCACAGCAGTTCCCTGACCTGATGCCGATCGCCGGTGACCTGGTATTCAAGAGCATGGACTTACCTTACTCGGAAGACATTGCCGAGCGCATCCAAACGATGCTTCCGCCGCAGATACAGGAGCTGATGAATCAGGAAGCGCCGATCCCGCCAGAGGTGCAGCAGATGATGCAGAAAGCCGAGAGGGCAATGCAGGAGGTGCAGCAGTATGGGGCATTGGTTCAGGATGCCGCTGCCGAGCTCGAGGGTGAGAAGGCACTGAATGAGAAGCAGAAAGCGGAAATCAAGACTGAGCTTGCTAATGTCAGGGCGGCACGGGCTGAGTTTGACGCGCACATTGCCAATGAGCTTTCAAAGTTGGTTACGAAGGATGCAGGAATCAAGGTAAGCGAGGCTGGGCTGCAGGGCAAGATTGCCGATGCGACGATTCGTTTTGCTGATGTCTCAAGCAAGATCGGTGAGGGGCTTGATGACACTCACGGGTACGTTGCTTCAGAAACCGTGAGGTCACTCGATCAGATCGTGGCGAACTTCATGGAGGTTGTCGATAACGCAATGGGCGTTATGGAACAAAAGGCCGATATGCTTGGCACTGCAGTGAATAAAAAGGTTGTGGGTGGAATTACCCGGCGTGAGGGTGGTAAACTCCGCGCAGATGTAGAATACGATGACGGCACACGGAGAAGTCTGAGTGCGGTCAGGGAAGGTGGCAATTTAGTCATCGAACCCGAGGCTGACACCGTGCCTGACGGTGGCTGATACTCGAAAGAGGCAAAATGAGTGAAACCGAAGGTGCAGACGTAAGTCCTGAACCGGAAGTGGAAGAGCTGGAGGCGGATGCCGAACTCTCCGAAGCTGAGGATCAGGAAAACGAAGCAGACTCACCACCTGCCGACGAGGAAAACGTCGAGGAAAAAAGCGAAGACGACCCGTTTGAACAACGGGCTAATAAGCTGACGTGGCAGCGGAGGGAGGCAGAGAGAGAGCGTGATGCCGAGCGGAGACGACGGGTCGAACTTGAAGCAGAAGTAAATGAACTGCGACAGGCGAAACCTGCTGAACCGTTAAAGACCCTGCAGGACTTCAATTATGACGAGGGTCAGTATCAGACTTACTTATTTGCGGAATCAGAGAAACGTGCGGAAGCAGCAGCAGAACGCATCGTCAAGGGTTTCGACAAAGAGCGGAGAGATACTGAAGCCCGAACGAGGTTTGAGAGCAGGGAATCAGAGTTTGCCAAATCAGTCGAAGACTATGAGCAAAAGGTCTACGACGAGAATACGAGGATCAGTCCTCTTATGGCAGATGAGATCAGGGATAGCGAGGTCGGGCCGGAAATGGCTTACTACCTGGCGAACAATCCTGAAGAGGCATTCGAGATCTTCAAGCTAACCGACAGAACTGCAGTTCGCAGGATGGCAGCACTCGAAGACAGGTTACTGTCCGAGAAGAAGTCGTCCCGCGGCAAGAGCGTCAGCAACGCGCCTCCTCCGCCGGCGAGGACAGTTCAGGGTTCACAGCCCGGAATTAAAATCCCGGCAACGAGTACCAGCTCTGACAAGTTATCTGACAGAGAGTGGCTCAAGAGGAGGGAGTTAGAGTTAGCTAAACGCCAATAAGGATTTGATATCATGGCAACGAATGCAATTCTCACTCCGACAATGATCACCCGTGAATCACTTCGGGTTCTGCACCAGAAGTGTAATTTCATCGGCAACGTGAATCGTCAGTATGATGATCGTTTTGCCCAAACGGGTGCCAAAATCGGAACATCACTCAATGTCCGTATGCCGGCCAAGTACACCGTAAGAACCGGTGCCACTTTGTCTGCCCAGGATCACACCGAGCGTTCGACCCCGCTGACCGTTTCCAGTCAGTACGGTGTTGACGTATCGTTCACCAGTGTTGAGCTGACGATGGATCTGGACGATTTCTCAGATCGAATCATCAAGCCTGCGATGTCACAGCTTGCCGCGAAGATTGAAGGCGACTGTATGGCAGATGCATACAAGCTCGTCTCAAACTACACGAATGCAACGACAGACGGTCTTCTGACCTACAAGCGTTTCCAGCAAGGTGGAGCAAATATCACCAAATCACTGGGGCCGCTCTCTGATCGTGCTGCGATTCTCTCGCCTGATTCCCAGGTCGAGTTTAATGACGCAGTGAAGGGTCTTTTCCAGTCGCAGGAGAACATCCGCAAGCAGTATCGTGAGGGTCTGATGGGACGTACCGGTGGATTCGACGTGTATGAAAATACGCTGATGCCGGCACATACCACGGGTAACCTGGACTCTGCTGCGGCGCTGACCAATGGCACTGCACTGGGTACGGGAACGACGACTCAGAACACCTGGGTTTCACAGACAGACCTGTCGGTGAATGGTGTCACCGCTGATACGCTGAACGCTGGCGATATCATCACAATCGATCAGCTCTATGACGTGCACCCTGAAACAAAGGTGAACACCGGCAAGCTGAAGACGTTTGTTGTGCAGAGTACCGTTACGCTGACGACTGCCGCCACCGCTTACACGGTTACGGTTAAGCCGGGTGTGATCTGGGGTACGGGCAACGCTTACCAGAACTGCGTCCTTTCCGGGTCAACCGATACTGATAACCACTCTGTGACGCAGATTGGTGCTGTCAGTTCGGCGTTCGGTCAGGATCTTCAGTTCCACAAAGATGCGTTCGTATTTGCCAGTGCAGACCTGGAGGATGTGTCTAGGTATGGAGCATGGGGAGCTCGTGCCACGCAGGACGGCATCTCGATGAGGCTGGCAAGGCAGTACGCGATCAGTTCCGATACGGTTCCGTGTCGTATTGACGTGTTGTTCGGATTCGCAGGCTTGTACCCTGAGCTCGCAAACCGACATATGTACGAGCTGGACTTGCTGTAAATCTGGTGATGTAGAAAACCGAGGGGTGTACAATTTGTGCACCCCTTTTTTTTGGAGAGTGCAGTGGCAAAGAAAGAAGCGAAAAGGAAAGCCAACAAGCAGTTTTACGACATACCGCACGTATTTATTGCAACGCCGGCATATGACGGGAAGGTTGACACTGACTTCGCACAGTCGTGTATCAGCGCAACGCAGGCGGCGACGGTGTATGGCATCCAGGTCACGGGTGCGGTTATGGGTAATGGGGCGTTTATCGACCTGGCCCGGAATATGTTCGTAAAGTTATTTCTGAAGGAAAACAAGGAATGCACACACTTGTTATTCATCGATGCAGACCTGAAGTTCGAGGCACGGGCGTTTGTCGAGGTGGTCAGGCACTGCACTGAGGATCGACCGGTTATTGCCGGTGTTTATCCGAAGCGGCAGGACATCGAGGAGTACCCGGTCAGGTGGACTCCGCACCCCGAGTTGTCACAGAACGGTATCGATCGGTTGTGGTATGACGAGCAGGGATTTCTGATGTGCAACCGGGTTCCGACCGGGTTTCTGTGCATACGCAGGAACGTCCTTGAGGAGATGTCCGCTGAGGCACCGATCATGGAGATAAAGGGTCACGGCAAGGTGCCGCGGTTGTTTTACACTTACATCAACGAGCAGAACCAGTTCATCGGTGAGGACTTTGCCTGGTGTGATGATTACGTGAAGCGGTACGGCAAGCAGATCTCGGTCTGGCCTGATTTCGACTTTGTTCATGGTGGGATCAAGGGAAACTACCAGCGATGGATATCCAAACACGCGGTGAACGTGGACGATGACGGTTACGCGGTGAGAAAAACAATTAACAAGCGCGAGCCGAGGAGGGTTGTCAATGTCTGAGCTACTGATCGGATCAGGAACGAAAACAGGTAAGCAGGTTCGGATACCGGACATTATGCCGGCTGAATGGACTGAGCTGACCACGCTGGACATCGACCCGAACCTCGAGCCGGATATCGTATGGGATTTAGAGAACCTGCCGTTGCCGTTTGACGATGATATGTTCGATGAGATCCATGCGTACGAGGTGCTTGAGCATACAGGTCAGCAGGGT